AAGCCGCTTTCGTTTACGCAACCGAACGGACACTTTTGCAACCTGGCACTCAATGCACCATTGATGGCACTGGCGCAGCGTTGCGAATGGTTTCTTACGACAAAAAATCTGGCCTGACATCTGTTGTTACTGATTGGGGTGTAACTGAGTTCGACGGTATTGTGCGTTCTGGTTCGGCTCAATCGAGCGTATTCAACAACGGCGTAAACAGTGTTTCACGTGTTGGTGATTACCGAATCTTAGCTGGTGGATTGGGTATACATATTTACAAGCCTAGCCAGATACTGGCTGAAGAAATGCGCCGCAGCACAGACCAGCGCCTTGCCTTCGGTGAAATCCTTGAAGCGCTCGATTTTGATGCTGCGTCTGGACAGACCGTTTTTCCGCTGCCAATCGGCTATCACGCGAAATTCGTTTATGTGGCTGGGGCGATAAAGCGCCTTGGCTCGACAAAGGATTACACGATAACGGCGGACGCATATACGGAAAGCGTGAAGTTTACTGTCGGTCGCGCTGCTGCCGAGTGGGTTTCTATTCTGTGCGTTAGGAAACCATTGTGATTCACTGGCTTCGCTCTCTATTCGGCGATAAAAAACCGGTTGAAGTTAATGATTGGAAGGATGAGGACGTTGTGGTATTTCTGCATAAGCAGAGCCTAAAAGAAAACGCTACGCGCCCTATGAAAGACATGGAGGTTTGTTACCCATGCCCAAACGAGGAAGAGGATGGTCGGTGCGTTTACAGACGCTGCATGCTGCCCGCAGAGGAACTTAAAAAAAGGACACCAAAATGATTCAGATAGATGAACTTAGCAACGAGGTTATGACGGATGTTGATATCAGCAATCGAGTTGCATCGCTGATCGAGGCGGCCTATTCGATTGGGAATGAGCTGAAGTTGATGCGCATGGCGATTGCAAACCCTAATGATGATGCGATTCAAAACCAGTTCGCAAACTTTCATGCCGATGTTGAGTTCATTCGCGAAGAAGGTCGTCTCGCCAAGCTGAAGGCGGCTGATATTCGTATGGCTATCGTGGTCGAGCAAGGCAATCCTGAAGGACTTTCTATCACAAAAGAGGTACAGGATTTAGTTGATCGTCGCGCGGCATCAAAAGTTGTAGTTGATGCATATCCCGTGGTATTTAATTAAGGAGTAAAGGGCGAAAATGGAACAGCACGCGGGTGAGCTAAAAAGACGAATATCAGATATATGTCACGATCCTGAAACGGTTGCAAAATTTGCGCCGTGTCCGCGCTTTGATCGGCATGAGCTGTCAGTCGAGCAGATAGAGTCAATCGCCGAAGCGGCAGCAGAAAAGGCCGTTGTAATCGCGCGTCAGAACTTCTACCGCGACGTAGGTGAGTCGGTAGTGAATAAGTGGTTCATCATCATTGGGATGATGACCGTCGGATTTTATACATGGCTTCGGTCGAAAGGGATTGTATGAAGGATAGCTTCGAGAAGGCATTTTGCCTGGTGATCAATAGCGAGGGGGCATACTCAAATGACCCTCACGATCCGGGTGGCGAAACAAAATATGGTATTTGCAAGCGTGATCACCAGTCGGTCAATATTGCTAATTTGACACTGGATCAGGCAAAACAGATTTACAGGGCAGAATACTGGGACAAGGTGCGCGGCGACGATCTTCCGCATCCGCTCGACCTGTTCGTTTTCGATGCCGCCGTGAATCAGGGAGTTGGAGCAGCTGCGATGCTGTTGCAAAAGGCATGCGGGGTAATACAGGACGGCAAGATTGGCGCGGGCACACTGGCCGCCGCAACACCGGACAGAGCCGCGATGTTCATGGCAGATCGCGCAGTACGCTACGCAGGTACGGCCAACGCCGATACATACTTGCGCGGCTGGTTAAAACGTTTATTTTCACTAACTTTGGTGGTGTGATATGGACCCGATTACCATTGCAATGGGGCTGTCTCAATTCGTTCCGCAACTTGCCAAATGGATCACTGGCAGCGACAAGGCTGAGGCGGTAGCGCAAAAAGCCATTGAGATTGCACAGACAGTGACGGGAAAGGGGAATAGCGACGAAGCGGTAAAAGCCTTGCAAGCCGATCCGACACTGGTGCTGCAATATCGTCAGGCGGTGCTGGCTCAGGAAGTATCATTCCAGCAATTGTCAGTTCAGAACGCGGAGTCGATCAACCAGACCATGCGCGCTGAAGATGCCTCCGAGCACTGGCCATCTTACTCATGGCGGCCTGCCATCGGATTTAGTTTTGCATTGCTGGCGTTGGTTGGTGGATTTACTGCCGCCATTGCCTATATCGGGGTAATGTTTTTCAGCGTCAAGCCGGAAGTGCTGAGTTACCTGCCTGCGTTACTCGGTGCTGAAGCCGCCATCATGGCGACGATGGCACCGGTACTTGGTGTAGCCAGCTGGTTCCGTGGAAAAATGCAGTCTGATCCGAATATTCCAACAGTAAACCGTGGTTAAAAATTCATGAAAAATTTGTAAGATGCAAAAAAACAGCCGTGTATTTATTGGCTTGCAGAGATTGTCATCTTACATAAAAAATTAAATAACATACTGATTTTATTTGGTTTACACTCTGATTGTGATTCCTGTTGTCGTGGGTTCGAGCCCCATCAGCCACCCCAAATAAAACCCGCTAATTCAAAAGGTTAGCGGGTTTTTAATTTTTATCATTTCCGCTTTTTGTAAGATAAAACGCACATTTTGTAAGATCATTTCACAGCCTTCGATTTTCTAACAGCTCTTCGGTCATACACTTTAGCCGGAATACTCTCTGTTCTATGCCCGGTTAACTCGCTGGCTTTTCGTCCATCTTCAATCAGATCGGTGACAGCTTTAGCGCGTAGATCATGGAAAGTGAACCTAACATTACTCTCATCTGATTCCAACCACGCCTTCATTAGACGCTGCCACATAGCTTTGAATCCTTGCGTGCTATATGGCTGCCCGGTGCGGCTATGTATCAGATACATGCTGATTATCTTGCTGGGGAGTGCCTGGCATTCAGTTACCGTAGCGCGCAGCGTCGGCGTCCACTCAACCAGTGTTGCAGCGCCGCGTTTGCGTTGGCCAAATAAAATACCTTCATCAGTTATCTGGTTTTTATGAATACTTAGCACTTGTGCCTGTGCTTTCCCTGTCAGATAGGCGATACGGGCGCACAGAGCAATGCGCAATCCTGCGTCGCTGCTATCTTTACGCTCGCTGGCATCATCAAGATGGCCATTGGTGCGGCAGAATGCCACAAAGGCGTCCAGCTCCCTGTCGCTGACCATGCGTGTTCGTGACTCCTCTTCGTTGCGCTGTACGCCGACACAAGGGTTATCTCGCACGATTCCTTGTCCTCGCGCCCAATTGAATGATGCCTGAAGGTATGAAACCTCGCGATTTGCGCGAACCGGTGCATCTTTTCCCCTGAATTTGTGCAGATAAGCCCATACGTGCGCAGGTTGTAAATCCTTCGGCTGCATACCGCCAAATGCTTTTTTGAGTTGAGTGATCTCCGCTTCATTGTCACGCAGCGTCAGGGCAGAGCGTTTGCCATTCTCAACCTTGGCTTTAACCTCTTTGAGATAGTCATCCAGTAGCTCGCCGATTGTTCCGGATATGCTTCGTCCTTCTTCGAGCTCAAGCAGCTTGCGCTTAGCCAGCAGCAGCTCATGTCCGAGATTAAGACGTTTGTTGTCAGCCGTGATGGTGTAATAAGTGTCCTTACGTTTACCTTTATAGACATACATCCGTGGAGGTAGCGATGAGGCAGTCTTACGTTTTCCGACCATTATGCGGCTCTCTTCCAGGATGAAAAGTCAGGCTCAGTTTGCGACTTTGGAATTACACTGGCAAGCCCGAGGCGCTTTTCGACGAAGGCGCGCAGGACACGCGGTTTTCCGCTGATTGTCAGCTCATACGGGTAGCCGTGATCCTTGAGCCACTGTGCTTGGTAGAACCCAACCTTATAGCCAGTTAGCTCAGCGAGTTCATTGCTGGAGATGAACATGCTCAACTCACACCATCCTTCATAAATTCCTTCGGAACTGTGATAGTAGATGACGCGCCACCATTCTTCACTTTTACATATTCCGTAATCATGTAATCAAGTGATTGATCGGCATTCATTGGTTTTCCGTCATCATCAAAAATCGCGCCATCGAAACATCTTCGGCCAGCGTTGTTTAAAATCATACCTATCAGATTAATTTTCATACTGACGCTCCTTGCGATTGATATTTTGGTAGCGGGCTATTCATGTATAGCGGCTCTAGTTTTGCATCTCGGCGATTGGGGCACGCTGCGCGGCCTGCGTCAGTAAGACTCCATACCATGTCATCGTTGACCTGGATCAGTCCTGCAGCGTGCATCTGGCTCATCCAACCACTAAATGCAGGGAACAGCTCCCGGATCTGCGCTGATTCCATTTTCCCAGGTCTCAACGCGAGCAGAATTCTCCCTGGTGTGTTGGTAGCAGTAATTTTCATGCTTTTCATGATTTTCTCCGCAATAAAAAACGAACCAGTCTTGGATGGGCATACATTGCCGCCAATATGCCAATGGGGCCACCGCATAAGGTAGCGATAATTTCGCTCACAGACGCACCGGGCATGGTGCGCCATAGGTAGATCTGCGCACCGCCGATCAGGAAGCTGGTTAGCGCTGCCAGCACGTAATGATGGCCCTGTACGTTGAGCTGTTGCAGTCCCAGCGCAAAGACTAGCGAGGCGGTGGATAAAAATAGGGTTAGTTCAGTCATGCTGCCGCGTGCTCGTTGCAGATTGCAGTTTTAGCCGTAGCAAAATTACCCTTTTTGCATCGATACCCTTTGCTTTCATAAACTGTATCCGGCATACGGATCGTGTAATCACAGTGTTTACAGGTTGAGCACTGAGGGCGTTCCGATATTGTTTGATAATCCATGCGATGCATTAACTGCTCAGTATGCGTTCCAAATTTATTAGCTTTCATGCTGTTTTCCTATAAGTCTTGGTTAAATTTGCACTGATCGTATGGCCACGTTTGCGCAGGGCATTCGATAGCAATACTCTTTGGTGATAGCTGTGCGTCGCTTGGCGCATAAGTCCGAAGTAGCTATTCGCTGTTTCGTAGAGTTCTGCGCTGTCGATAGTGCTGACGCGGCGCATTGCCTCGTTTACGGTTCGCTTGCGTGTTGTACGGTGCCATGGGCGGATAACTTGGCCAACAAAATCAACGCCGCGAGAAATTGGCTGTAGAGTAGTCAAGGATTGCTCCAGCTTTTCATATGAATAACTGCTTCGATTGTTGTTCGATGGACATTAAATTCACGCGCTATTGCACATGCCCCGTCTTTGCGGCACTTCGGTTTATATCGTAGTCGGATTTCTTCAACCTGTACGGCTGAAATCTTGCTCATATGGTTGTCTGCGCCGCGATTGAATACGGCTCGACCTTTGCTGCGCATGTCACGGATGTTTTCGAGCTGCGTTCCAGCGGATAGGTGGGCGATATTGATGCACGCTGGGTTATCGCATGAGTGCATGATTACTGAACCTGCTGGAATCTCTTTACAATGCAATTCGTACATAAGTCGGTGAGCGCGTTGAAGTTTCCCATTAAGGCGCAGCCGTCCATATCCTTTTGTGCATTTTTGTCCTGTCCAGATCAGGCATTCTCCAGCCCATTCGGCTTTTGTGAGTAGTTTTTCTAACAGCGATAATTTATTGAACGCCATGATTAACCTCGGAATTACCCTTTGCGATAGAGGATGTGACGGAATCAACCAGTGCCTTTGCCATTTTAATCAGATGAGCTGCGGCAAAATCCATATCGTTTGGTTCTAAGTTATTCGAAAATACCGCATAGCTTGATTCGAGGAAGCAGCTAGCCTGCTCAAGCGCATCGAGCATTGGAATACCAGGAGAAACCTGAAAAAGAGTATCTCCCTGATGATTAACTTTGAAAAACTTTTTTGATGACGTGACGATGGGCATGGCGAGACTCCTTGATGGTTTGTTAAACCACCCTCGCTCACTTCCAAATGAAGGAGGGCAGCATTGCAGGTTGGAAGACCGGATCAAGGAACCGGCGCGCCGAAGCGCCCCACAATGCCGCCCAAACAGGGTTGCATTGTTGACGAACGTAAAAATAGCCGCATTGCTGGCGGCTCGTCCGCCTTGATTCCGAGCTTCCAAACTCGACTTGGAATGTGTCCAAGTGCGCGCATGGTATACCCGGATATTATTGGATGTCAACTCAATCCTGAATCCTGAATCCTCAGTCCTGAATTTGTTATGGAGTGCCATAGTTTTAGCGGGCTACGCCCGCGAAATTGTTAAATTGATGAAGCGATGAAGCTGCGGAAGGGGCGAACACGGAACTCGTCGTGCCGATAGCCGTTGTCGACGAATCCGTACTCGAAGTCCACTGCCCCCGCCAAGCCGTGATGAACAGAGCGTGTCCAGTAAACGCTATCCATACCGCCGTCGCACTTGAATTGCTCGCGCGCGTTGACATAGGCCAGCATGTAATCTTCCTGCTCACCAGTGAGCCAATCGCTATGGCCGTTGATTTCGCCGAACTGTGCTGATTCCGCTGCGGCGAAATTCTTTTCAGTGAGGTCGTGGTCAATGCCGGTAGGGGTGACGACGTGGCGTTCCTCGCCGCCTATGAGGCGCATGCCACAATAAATACCGCCTTGCTCAGCCCAAAGTTCGCCGATTTTTGGTACTGTGATTTTCTTTTCGTTCATGGTGTTTCTCCTTTTAAAAATTGATGAATGGATTAATAGGTAAATCTGCGGAAGGGGCGAACAAGGAACTCGTAGTCCCGACTGGTGTTGAGGACGTTGCCGTTCTCGAAGTACACTGCCCACGCACAATCATTGCCGCGCGGGGTGCTTGACCAGTAATAGTCTTTCGGGTTGAACATCTGCGGCACATTCGCCAGTGCAACCATCAGTTCGCGGCGTGCAGGAAGGTAAAAGTCACAATGCCCGTTGCGCTCATAATTCGCCGCTAAGTCGGCAGCTGGTGATTTGCCGCGCAGCGAATTGGTATTGGACAGGCCATCCCATTGCGACAGATCGCCCTTGAACTCGTAGCCAAATTCCGCTATTCCGATGTCTATTTCCTCGCCGATGATCAGGCCGTACAGAACCTTGTCATCACCCAGAATATCGCCGATATAGACGCCACCCTGTGTAGTCAGGTATTCGCCGATTCTTGGGCTGCTGCTCTTAGTGATGCTGGATTGTTGACGCAAGCTGTCGAGCAGGTTGCGTGCAACAATGTCGGCTGGAAGCGCGATTTGTACGCCGCCGCCGAGATCAAATTCGATTAGTTTCATTGATATTCTCCTTGCTGTTATGGTTGGGTGTTTTATGTCTGATTCGCTGCATCTAATGCTTCGCATGCGTCAAAAATTCGCTTTACGATGCGCGATATTCGTTCGCTTTGCTCTTTTGAAACATTGGCAAGTTCGCTGACTGTCCAATCCAGTTCGACGGCCGCATCAATCGATGCCTGCCGCAGTGCCTGTATTTCATTCGTCATTTTGGTCATAGTGTGTGCCTCGCCATTGCCCAGGAAACCGAAACGCAAAACCCCTGGTTGCGGTAGTAACGGAAATGTTGGATGCAGCGGATTGCGCGCACAGTCCAGTGAGTTTGTGTGTATGTGTGCGGCTTGCGGCGAGGTACTAGGATTGCTCTGTTCAGCATTTGCAGACCTCAGCAATTTTCTTGGCCAGCGCAGCCCTGCCATCTTCAAAACCGATGGGGTAACCGCCAACTTTAAAATGAAGTGATAATTTTTTGATGTCCTCGATCCAGTATTCCCTGGCGCGCAGGCAGTGAGTCATTGCTTCTTCTGCTGTTTTTACGATATCGCTGATGCGAGTCTCTATATATTTTGGAGCGCAATCCGTAGGAAAAAGGATTTTTATATCAGCATTCCAAAGCCATTCACCGCTGCATGATGATGATTCTTTCGGGTATTGGAATATGCGAAAATCTCCAATATCAGGATGTGTGGCGGTATATTCATTGGTATCAGATCGGCGGGACTTCTCCCAAATCAATCCGCCAAACTCGATTTTTTGGAAAAATTCATTTACTGGCTCTGGTGGTGGTTCTTTTGGCGGAAGTTGGGGCATGATCTTCTCCAGTGATAAGTTTTTGGGTTTTTACCGTGTTGGCCCCGATATGGGAGGACTACGGCTCGCGTCGCCTTGGCAACGAATCTCCGCTTTGGTGGCGGTATGTGGTTATTAAAGCACGCTTTAAAATAATGTGTCAAGCGTGCTTTAATTTTTATAAAATAAAAAACAGCTATTGAGCTTATAGGGAACAGTTTTGATAGTTAATTGACTTTAATAGCGCATGGCGCTAGTATGTTTTTATGATTACTGAATTTAAATGTAAAGATACTGACGCCTTGTTTCATGGGCGGAGAGTGGCGAGATTCGTCAATATTGCTTCAGTGGCTGTACGCAAGTTGCAGCAGATCCACGCGGCGGCATCGCTTGAGTTTTTGCGTGTTCCGCCGGGGAATAGGTTGGAGTTGCTATCAGGTGATCGGGCAGGGCAGCACAGTATCCGCATCAATGAGCAATGGCGGATCTGTTTTATATGGCAGTCAGGCCATGCTGTTGCAGTTGAAATTGTGGATTACCACTAGGAGATAAAAATGAAACGTGAAATTCCGTTAACTCACCCAGGCGTCATTTTGCTGGAAGATTTTTTGAAGCCGATGGAGATAACTCAATATCGACTGGCGAAGGAGATTGGCGTGTCGCAGCGTCGTATCAGTTTAATTTGTGCGGGTGAGCGTGCAATCACGCCTGATACGGCATTGAGGCTGGGCGTTTTTTTCGGCACAGACGCGCAAAGCTGGGTGAATCTTCAGGCGCACTATGATACCGAGATGGCGCGTGAGGCAATGGTTGATGTGCTATCGCACATTCGCCACTTCCAGCCTTTGGCTGCTTGAATTAGCTGAGTATTGCCATCGTGCGTTGAGAAAATGTAAGGCTGCTATCCTCCGGATGAAGCCCCATTTCCATGCAGGTATCAAGGTAGGCAGGCATGCGTAGCGCTTCAATTTCTATCGCGTCTTCAGCGTACAAATTCCCAATAGATTCAGATAGCTGATTGTCATTGAGTGCAGATTCTCTGGCATTGAGTTGCGCAAATTTTTCGCGCATTATTTTGCAGCGTATATGCTTTTCAGTTGGGCTGAAGGTGAGATTAATTCCGGCGGCTAGTGCGGTGATCAGTGCAGCTGAAGAAGCGATAGTTGGATAGTTTGCAAGCCATGCAGCATAAGCGGATGAGCCGGAAATGATTTCAAAAAACATTAAGACACTGCTTGCGCGACCGTAGAATCGTGCAGCCCGCAGGCCATATCTCATACCATAGCGTATATTGAATAAATCATCACTCCTAGACATAAAAATACCCCTTCACCTGAATTTGGCCTTGGTTTTGGTTTTGGCGGAATCCAACCGCGCTTAGTAGGCGCCTCTTCCATCTCAATCTTCCTTTTTAATCATACCTGAAATAAGTGTGCTATCTGCTGGGAATTGAATTATTTGGCATGGCTTTTTTGGATAGGGTGCGCCTGCGCCATGAGTCTGGCCATGCCGACTAGCTGCCATTGTCCCGGCTCATCCATGCTATTCCCCAGTTCAACTAATTCACTGATGGCGGGTGAGAAATTCGCTTCTGAGCAGGCTATAGGAGGGAGTGAGACGACATTTCCTGACTGGTCAATAGGTGCAAGCAGATCCTCAACACGTCTTCCAAATGCCTGAGCTATATCACAAAGATTGGTGATTGTTGGGTTGCCATCGCCATTTAATAACTCCTAAAATTTTAGTCTTTCTCGAATTTTAACCGTATAACATTATTTTCCATTTGTTCCTTCGGCCGGTTTAGCAAGCGTATTCCCATTCTAGCTAAGGTTTCTTGTTGCTCAAGGAGCATTAGGTCTGTGATTTTAATAAGAGCTTTCTGTGGCTCAGTTTTAGCGAAGTAAATATTTTTATCGCCAGACCCATCATTTATGTACCACGGGCTAAAACCGGAAAGATCGGACAAGCCCATTAGGCTTGTCGCTTTAATTTCTTTTAGTGAATTCATAGGGTCAATCCACTGATAGACGGCTTGTACGCTTATTCCACATCGCGCAGCAATTCCTGCAATTGAATGCCCTCTCTCTTTTGCCGCATTAACTGCCTCAACAACTCGGTTTGATAATGTACTCATAAGTTGGCGCATCGTAACGTTTGTCATTTAAAGTATGCTTGACTCAATATTTTAAATTGTGCTTTAATTCGGCTATGAACAATTCAAACATTATTGATGCGCTTGGCGGGACTGTAGCGGTTGCGCTTTTATGCGACGTAACACCGCAAGCTGTATCACAGTGGCGTGATGACGGTATCCCAAAGGCTCGCCTGATGTATCTAAAGCTACTGCGTCCCGATGTATTCGGCGCGCTGAGTGATATCGTCAGCTCTATCAAGGAAGCCGCATGAGTGATTCACGTCAAGAGATTCCAGATCCATCGCCAACCCGGCTCGATGGCGCTAACAAATCAATCAGGGCCGGCGAAGCCAGCTCTGATCTTTCAAATATGGGCGCGGAGATTGGAGCTAAGGTTTCTCTTGCTCTTCGTGAGTATTTTCGATCGATGCGAGAGCTCGAAGAGTCAGAAAGTCGTATGAAGCGCGTGCAGCGAGTAGTGCAGGGTTGGATTCGATGGAAGTCAGGGCCTTTAGCGCTGATTCTGTCAGTGCTTCTCTGGTTAAGACTTCTTTTTCCAGGAGTGCATCTCTGATGGAAAAAATTGAGTACATCATATCTAAATGCATTGCGGTCAGTAGCGCATCGTTTTCCTTGTTCATGGTGCGTCCTTTCGGTTGTGTTGGTGTTGGGGAACAACAGCATATCACGACTGGATGCACCTCCTATTTGGTGGCCGCATGATGCGTGCCTCCATACTTGGCGTATCTTCCCTGAGCGCACTGCCTGCAACGGGCAGCTTTTCGCCACTCGGATTATTCCGAGTGGTTTTTTTCTGGATGAGGATTTAAGTAGGACCATGGCGCAACTGTAGCGGTCGATTAAAAAAATAAAAACGTTCGGGGAATATAACGATGAACATAGTAGATGCAGCATATGCAACAGCACATGATTATCCTGGTGGCACTGAGAGTCTCGCGCCCCGTATGGGCAAGATGTCAGCCGCCGTCCTGCGTGGCAAGGTAAACCCTAAGGACACATCACACCACTTAACGCTGGATGAGTCATTGCGCATGATGGCGCTCACTGGGGATCTGCGCATCCTCGATGCTATGGCCAATGCACTGGATCACGTGTGCATCCCCATCCCTAACTTCAACGGCGTGGCCGATATCGAATTGCTCGATGCATACATGGTCATGGTCTCAGATCAAGGGACGTTCGCGACTGACTTCCGTGCTGCATTGCAGGACGGGAAGATCACCCGCGCTGAGTTTACTGCATTGCGTGATGATCTCCGCCGTCAGCAGGCGCACGAGATGGAACTGTTGGCACGCATTGAAAGCATGGTGGTCGACAATGAGTAGCCTATCTACCGCCATCGTGCGGCCTATTGTTTCCCCGTCCCCCTTAGTGACACTGGCGCGGCGGCTATCCTGCGTTGATGTTGTCAACAGTCAGGTCAACACACATACAAACGGTCAGCCAGTCTCAAGGTACTCCTGGCGACATACTCATGCGGGTACGAAACGACGCGAAAAAGGCTTAGATTTTCATGTTCAAAACTTAGTCAACTCTTCATTTTGGCGGGCTGATCTTGGACATTAAAGTTACGCTTCTTGGTCTTGATGACTTGCGAACCAAGCTGGATTCAATGCGTGATGACCTTGCCGATATGGCATCAAGCGCTGCTTTGAACAAGATCGGCGCGAAAGCGCAGACGGAAATGAAGCGCGCCATCTCGGATGAATATAATTTGTCGAGTAGTGAGGTGGCCAGTCGGCTGTCGGTCAGCAAGGCATCCCGCGACAATTTACGTGTGGTTCTAGATCCATTCGCATCAAGCAAACGAGGTCGATCACTGAACCTGATTCACTTCCTTGAGAAAAAAGTGACCATGGCCGAAGCGCGGCGCCGCAATAAAAAAGGTCAGCTTTTCACGATTGGCCTACACGGGAAAAAACTGCCAATTCTGTATTTCAAGATCAAGAAAAACCAGCCCGCTAAGCCAATACCCGGCACATTTATTGGAAATAATGGACGCACTGTGTTTATCCGTGTCGGCCGATCGCGCGTGCCGATCGAGGCAAAGGCAACCATTGATGTTCCTCAGATGTTCAATGCGCAAAAAACACAGGCGCGCGTGCTGGATTATATCGATCAGGAACTACCTATCGAGTTTGATCGCGCCATAAAGATGGTGTTGGAGCGCTACAAATGAGTTACGCAAATTACGATGACGTGCTGATCCAGCTGCGTAACGCCGGACTGATCGTTGCTCCACCTCTTAATCTGGAAGCAAAGATACAACGCTGGAAGGTAGAGGATGAAGGAGTAGAAAAGCGCGGCTGGTCACGGCTGCGTGAATGGCAATCCAATTCTGGCAAGACTTACATCGTCGGCGTGTATGGCGTCTGGCATGGCAACGATGACGGTAAGTGCAAGATCACTTTCAGTAAAAATGATGATGATGCGCTGACGGATGATGACCGTGCCGCGATGCGTGCCGCCCATAAAGAGGCTGAGAAGAAACTTGAGGCGGTGCGCAAGTCTGAGGTGAAGCGTGCTGCCCAGTGGGCCGCGGCGGTGTGGGCAAAATCTACCCCGTGCGAGTCGCATGAATACCTGAATATCAAACATATCAAGCCGCATGGCCTGCGAATTTTGCCAGACGATACCAGTGATATGACGCTGGAAGGTATCGATGAGTCAAACTACTACCGCATTAAGGCGGCGGCCGGCGCATTGATCGTGCCGATGCATGATGCCAAGGGCGTCATTCAGGGGCTGCAGTTCATTTATGCAAAGGGGCATCCGCGCCGGACCAAGATTGAGCGCGACAAAGAATTCTGGCCAACCGGCATGGCGATGGGTGGCACCTTCGGGTTGATCGGTTCGATTCGCCGCGAGGGAATTATGCTGATCGCGGAAGGTTATGCCACAGCGGCCAGCCTGCATGAGGCAACCGGGCAGAGTGTAGCCTATGCCTTCAGCGCAAATAATCTGATCAAGGCCGGGCGGCAACTTGCCAAAGATTACCCGCGTTTGCGCCTTTTGTTCTGTGCCGATGATGACTATCTGACCGAAGGGAATCCGGGCTGCTCAGCAGCAGCGGCATCTTGCGCTGCAATCGAAAACAGTGCCTGGGTAAAGCCTACATTTCCAACTGATGCAGCTGGCCTCGATCAACGAGGCGGGAAAAAACTCACCGACTTCAACGATCTGCTGGTGATGACGGGATTCCCCCTCACGCTGGCAGACCAAATCAATGCCAAACTTGATGAAATGAAGTGGCGCGATGCTGTTCCGCGCGCGGGATCCCAACCACAGGGGGGCGGGGAATCCGGTGGCCGGCGCAAAGCGTTATCAGTCATGCCGATCAATGAGGCGATCGAACGATTCGTTCCGCTAGATGACGGGACTGGGAAATATCTTTTCGATAAATGGACGAACAAAGTCGTCATGAAGGAGCAGATGCAGGCGCTATTGCCTGCCGGGGTGCGATGGGATGACGTTAAACGCGATCCTGATTGGGTGGCGCGGGGTGCTTATTTTCTGGATCAGGTCGGATTCGACCCATCCGGCAAGGATGAGAATGTGCAATTGAATACCTGGAATGGATGGCCGCTCAAGCCAAAGCGAGGATCATGTGTCTATTTATTGGAGCTGCTTGAGTATTTATGCAGCGGTGAAAGCAATTCTCATGACGTTTATAAGTGGCTGCTGTGCTGGATGGCTTACCCGCTGCAGAACCCGGGGGCAAAGATGTCATCTGCGGTCATCATGCATGGGCCACAAGGTACGGGTAAATCCACCGTCTTCCAGGCGCTGTCAAAAATCTATGGTGATTACTCGACCGTGCTCAATCAGCGTGGACTGGAAGATAAGTTCAACAGCGACTGGTCAGACTCAAAGCTTTTCATCCTTGCTGAGGAAGTCGTCACCCGTGCAGAAATGTGGCACATCAAAAATGAGCTCAAGGAATTGGTCACCGGTGAATGGATCCGGATCAATCCGAAGAATATTGCGGCCTATCGTCAGCGTAATCATATCAATGTGGTCTATCTGTCGAATGAAGGCCAGCCGCTGCCGCTGGAGAATGATGATCGCCGTCATCTGGTGGTCTGGACGCCGCCGATGCTGCCAGCTGAATACTATGACAACGTATTTATCGAAATGGAAAACGGCGGTATTCAGGCTTTCTATGATTACTTGCTCGGGATTAACCTGAGTGATTTCCATCCTAAAAAGCGCCCGCCGATGACTGATTCAAAGCAACGGTTGATCGATCTCAGTGTGTCTAACGAGTTTGCATTCATCAAACAATACCTTGATGGTGAGCTTGGCTATCCAGTTTGTCCGAGTGATGGCATGGATCTGTTTGCTGCCTATATGCGCTGGTGTCGAGACAACAACGAACGAAATCAGCGAAATCAGCGTGGCTTCGCCTCAACTGTTTGCCATATGCCCGGCTGGGATAAAAAACGCGTGCAGATTATGTCGCCAAACGGGAGTCGAAAGCCCGTGACTGTATATATCCCGCCATCAGCGGTGTTACAGGCGAACGGATTTTCTCAAAAGGTGGAAGAAACTGAAACTCTTTGGTTTACCCGGAGTGTGCAGGCCTTTAAAAATGCCTTTGAAAAGAGCGAATCATGAGTGTGTCCGCGTTAATTTTTACTATGTCCGCTATATCGCGGACACCTGCAAGCCAACAAATTAGCCGCTGTCCTCGATGTTCGCGATGTCCGCGATATAACGCGCATGTGTGTATATGAAATTGGAGAATAGCCACACACATATATCTCGCGCACACACGTATATTTTATCGCGGACATATAGGACAAGTAGGACAGCCAATAAATACATGGCTTGCAGCGTTTTTTGATGATCGCGGACATATAGGACAAGTAGGACAGATTTTTAACTATGGCAAAACCTGTAAATCTCCGCGCTGATATGCCTACCACGGCAGCTTTTATTGATGAATGCCGCGCCGCATTCGGTGTTGATGTTGTCAACAAAGCGATTCGGCTTGGAGTAAACGGTTTGCCCGGATTTTGGGCTTGTGAAAATGGAATCGAGGTCGGAACAAAAATGCCAGAACCCATTAAGTTTATCTGTAGTGCCGATATGGTGATCCGGCCAGAAACAAAAAACTATCTATTGAAGAAAGATCGTAAATGAGCTCGTTCGTAAGTCAATCAGAATTTGCCAAACTACTGGGCATAGATAAATCGCATGTAACGCGCCTAAAGCAGGCCGGTCGGCTGGTGATGGTTGATGGGAAGGTAGATGTC